TAACTCAATTTCACGAGGCATGATTGGTTGAACAATCTGTCTCTCTATTGGTTTTGCACTTACTTCTATTGTTCTAGTTGGTAACAGACTGCAACTGGAGACCATCATCAAGATCGTCAACGGCAGCACTGAGTTTCTGAATTTCTTCGAAGGCATGTTTTGTTCCATTGTTTATTTTCCTTTCCATTTCCACTGGATTTTCCAGTATTTTTGCTGTTAGTTTATATTCTTTAATGAAATTACTGTATCTCATTAACTCTCTTTGAATTTCTTGACTTTTTAATGTCATACTTTGTAACTGTTCTGTCTGCAAAGTAAAATCCTTTTGCATGGTGGCAATGGCTTCTTCTTGAGTTGCTATTGCACCTTCTAGTTTTGCATTGTTTGCTTTCAATGTTTCATTCTCTGTGTAGAGCCAATAACTTGCCCCACCAAGAACTAGACAAAAAGCTAATAACATTTGATTCATACTATTTGTTCCTCTCTCGTTTTCTTTGCAGTGTATTTTGTTCCTGTCTTTCTACCATAATAAGGTTCTTTTTGAATTCCCTTTGTTCCTTCTGCTGTTAATACTAATAAAGCAATTCCAGCTATATTTAACATAACCATAAATCCAAAAGCTACTAAAACTCCATCCATTATACGTCCTCGATTTTATAGTTAAGTCCGTTCGCACCTGAGAATTGTACTACTTCTCCACTCTCAGTTTGAAACTTTAAAAACTTCTCTTTTTGAGAAATTATCTTTTTTGCTATAAATACTTGGTCGTCTGAATCTCCCCATACATTATTATAACTTACAGTCACTCTATAGTGGGGTACAAACTTGTTCTTTAACCATGTCCACCACCTTTTGATGGCGGCGAAGAATTGTTTTATTTTGTCCAATATTGCTCTCCAACTGGTTTAGTTTTTGCCAGTTTGCTAACTCGATGTTTCTAGTTATTTCTAACTCAATTACATACTGTCTATATAAATAATAATTAAAGCATAATGCTACCCATACGAGTAGCACTAAAACTTTATTTAGGTTGATGTTGATGATGAAGTAGAAGTAGAACTACTAGTTGTAGTACTCGTAGCTGTTACAGTCGTAGTTTCAGTTGTAGTATTCAACTCGTCTATAATTGCTTGTTCTGTAGAAGTAGTACTTGTAGTTTTTGTACCTGTCAAAGCTTCAGCAACTGCTTGTTCTGTAGAAGTAGTACTTGTAGTTTTTGTACCTGTCAAAGCTTCAGCAACTGCTGTAAGCACTGCTGCTGTCTGAGTAACTTGTACTACATCAACTGCATTATCTGGTACTACTGTTTCCTGTATCGGTACTATTTCTGGTTCTTCTTCTTTTACATCTTTGGGTTGTTCATTATATCCCCAAATTAATAACATAATTAATAAAATATCCATTATTTCTCCTTACTTTCTTTCAAAAGATGAATTGCTTCTTCTATGTATTCTTCAAGAGTCATTCCTCTTTTCTTTGCGTGTTCTGCTGCTGCAACTAGTTGCTCGTTTGTAAAGATTATTTTTTCAGACATTTGACCAATCTTTTCCTTCAAAGAGTAAAGCTTCTGCTTCACGCCTTCGAATAAGTCCTTCTAAGACTTTTCCATTTGCTTTGTTCCATCTTTTAATTTGCTCAGGTACTGCATCATAGTCAGCATTGTTTAGAACTTTTAAAAGAGTTGAACTTTGAAGATTGGAAGGTCCAAGATTGTATGTCCATGATACCATTGCATCAAACATGCACTGGTCTAGTTGATTATTGACTGCTGAAAGAACATGGTTTTCGTACTCTGCTAATTCCTCTATGAGTAATTCTTCTGCACGCTCCTTTGTTATGGTTTGTCCTTCTTCTACACCTTTTGTATGACCATATCCAATTGTCCATACACCTGCGGCACATTTATATGCCTCAAGTTCTAGTCCTTCAAATTTTTTGATAAGAGCTAATCCTTCTTGTGATATCTTCATAATGTAAAACTTTCTCCACACCCGCAACGGGCTACTTCGTTTGGACTTTTGATTTCAAACCATTGGTTTAATCCATCTTCTTTCCAATCAATAGTTAATGAATCCACATAACTGAATGTCATGGGATCTACAGCGATAACTTCATAGAATACCGCATCACCTGAAACATTTGGTTCTTCCAAATAACTCAGGTCATACGAAAATCCATTACACCCGCTGGGTTTGAGAGTTAATCTAACTCCCCACACTTGCTTCTCTTTTATGCGTTGTTTCATCACTTCGAGAGCCTTGTCTGTTATATCTATCATATATTAGTAATTAATGCGAGTGGGCAGTTGCCTGCCCTCTCGACTTAGGTCTTGACTTGTACTAAAACAATTGTCCTGTACTTGCTATAACAGCAATTCCAAACATACAGCCTAGAAACATTGTTCCTAGTGCATCCTGTACGTCCTCATGTTTTTGTACTTGTCTAAAACTATTTATTATATACTTCATTTAATATCCAATACTTTACGATTGGAGTTCGGAGTTTTAGACAGCGCGATAGTCAATAGTCCATCTGTTAGTTCAACATCGTCAACTTTTAAGTCCGCGTTTAACATAAACTTACGCTCAAAAGATTTAAGACTCAGACCTTGATGAGAGAATCTTTCACTCTCACTCAGTTTTCGTTCTTTTTTCCCCTTGATGAGCAATTCATTATCTTCGTGAATTAACTCAAGTTCTTTCTTAGACCAACCTGGCACTGCAACCTCTATTCGAAAGTTACCTGTGTCCACATTTTCTACAATGTTATATCTTGGATATGATGTATCAGTGTTGTGTAACAACCACTCATTGTTCATACCAAGCCAAAATTTACTAATATCAATCGTCATATTATTTCTCCTAATTTCCTTTTTCAGTAAAACTATGCCAACCCTTTCGGTATTGACGCCATTGTGCAAGAAACCCTTCTTACACTTATGTATATTATACTAAAAATTCAACCAAAAGTCAATAACTATTTTTTGGTTAGTCCTCGAAGTCGATCTTTCCCTGCTCTTTCATATAATCGAGCGTGGCTCCGATTCCTTCCTGTTTACCAGTTCTATATGCTAAGTATATACTTGCAGCAAGTATAATTAAGTATGCTATATCTATATCCATAATTTTTCTCCATAACATATATTATACTAAAATTATAACCATAAGTCAAGTAATAAATTAAGGGTATCTAAAAATAGTTCTTGACACATGGTTTTTATTTTGGTATAATAACAGTATGATTTATAAAAGAGGTAAATGGTCTACGAAAGAACGACAGACACTGAAAGACCTTTACAATAAAATCCCTTTAACCGAGTTATCGAGTAGGCTTCTTCGAAGAAGCACGAGCATAACCTCACAAGTAAACTATCTTCGAAAAAGAGGATGGACATTTCACAGGAGAACTGATGGATAATCTAATTGAATTTCCACGAATGAAGAAAGCAGATGATCTAGCTGAAAAGCTTACTGCGTCCGTCATTATTGAAGCACAAAAATTAGGAATCAATACACTTGATCCCGACTTTGTTTTTGATATGGCATGGGTTCATAAATTCGTAAAAGCAACAGTCGATAATCAATGCAACATTGCAAATGATCTGTGCCGTCTTACAAGAGCACAGGGTTTGAATGAAAGTTGAGGTAAAAGGAGGATCACTTGAACGAGCAATTCGTCAGTTGAGAAGAAAAACAGATCGTGATGGTCTAAAAGAAAGAATAAGGGAACTCGAATTCTACGAGAAACCAACAGCTAAAAAGAAACGCATGAAAGCTGCAGCACAAAAACGCCAACAGAAACTCACAGCCGAACATAAGAGATACTTAGTAAGACAACCACGGCATAAGAGATAGTCTCAAAATCGATCTCATTTTACCACTATTGTTTTTCGACTTTGTACTTAAAACATCCCACCAATACGACTAGCAACCGCAGGCATTCCAAACTCATAACTTAAAATTTTTTCATGTTAGCAGTTTCGAAAGAGAGTCTTTTTCTGGTAGTAAAAACAAGCGAAGAAATCCAAAAAATGTCTATCACGAAAAGAAAGTGAAAAATAAATTATCATGAACTCGAGGCAAATGAAAACATCTTTTCATACCCCTTCGAAAAATGTTTCTAGCTTTTTTGATAAAGTTGTGGTATAATATTATTACTAATTAAGATAGTTACTCCGACAATCATTGATTTATCACTCATGCAAAATGAGCCTCAAGCATCATTACTTCGTAAATGAGATCTGGAGGTAGCGTCAGCGCACCGCAAGATCACAACTACGTAGTTAATGCTATTTAGGCGATTGCTTACGATATATCTTATGTCAACTATATTCCTTAAAGAAAGTCAACTATCTTACTTCGACTTTCTTCCAATTCCCAACTTTCCAACACTTAACTACAATTGCGTCCGATTCGCAAATATTTTTTACCAATGATTAAGACTATTAAGTCGATTTGTTACTTATTCGTTATGGGTATATGTATAAATTATATGGGTATAACATCAAGTTTTTGAAAATTATCCCTAGATTTGAGTACCCGCTATGACTTTGTCATGATAGGCGGATTGGAACACCCGCCTTGACTTTTATTGTTGTATCATGCGTAGATTTGTAACTTGTGTGGTGAAGGTTATATTCTCATCCCTCAAAGTTAACGCTAGTTGATTCTGTAGTTGAGGTTCTGGTTGTGGACTAGAGATGACCTCAAAGTATTCTCCATGTTCTGCTATGATCTTTCGAAGCTTGTCATTTCTAGGAAAGATTTTTGCGTATCGCTTATCTCTATTCCCCATTACTCACCTCTCCATACTAATTGATATCCATCATGTCCTTCTTCACCATTACTTTCGTACTCTCTTAGAGTTAATACTAAGTTTTTCAAATCTGCCTTCGGAGACTTCTCCAGACCTACTATAGAATTTGCACTTATATCTAAGATACTTGCTAGTTCTTCTACTAGTTCCTTCTTGGTAATAGGATCTTCGCCAGTCTTGGTTTTATAAACAGTTTTCTTGTATACGCCTTCACGACTTAGCTTTCCTATGATAGATTTTACACTCTTATTGAGTTCTTCTGCCAATTCATCAACAGTTTCTCTACTAGGGTTATCTCTATAAGCTTCTACCATATACTTTACTTGTTCTTCTGTATAGTTTACGCTCATACTATTACTCCTTTGGTATGACCTGATAGAAATTCTTCTTGCTCTTGAATAATTGCTTCAATTTCGTTCGGTTTCATACTCCATACTTTAGTTAGATTTCGTACTATAGCTTGATGACCTAGCCCTTCTTCCACACCCATTTCATAATCAATATGGATGCATATTTTTGTTCCCTCAGAGATTTGCATTAGCTTCCTCCCTTGCCATTTGGTCAATACACTCATTAATTGTTAGCAATGGACTTGTTTTAACTTCTTTGTCTCGAAGTCCATCCTTATTCCAGTACTCTGTATCAACACTGCCATCATTATAGGTAGTTGTCCATGTTTTTATACCATCTTTTTTAGCTACCATCATGATTTCTTTAGTTTTCTTTGCCCATATTTCGGCATTGAGTACTTTTCTTCGATACTCCACTTTTTCACTATGCTCACTCATTAGTCGTCTCCTCTGCTGTTTGCATAAATAAACATTCCGATTGCAAAGGCAGTAATACCTAGTACAAATGTCCACACAAATTCATCATATGTCATTTTCTGCCCTCACTTCACTTCTTGCTGTTTCAAAGCCATTCGGATATCTAGCCTCTAACTTTTTAATATTCTCGTCCATCACTTCGTCAGGTGTGTAGCCTAAAGCTATACATCCCTGAATCCAATACCAAAGTATGTCGCCCAGTTCTCGCTTCATATGAAAACGATTGTCCTCATTGAACTCTTTTCCTTGAAATACCATTTTCTTTAGTACTTCGGTAAACTCACCACTCTCAGCTAACATGCCTATCGCAGCTGTCAGAACTCTCGGCACATTGATATTATCTTTTGCCTCTAGTTCGCTTGTGCTGTTAATAAACGCTAAGAAATCCTTAGATTGTCTACTGGTTGTTGAGTCTACAAATTTTGCATAATCATTGATTTTGCTCATATCATCTCCCAAGTGTTTTTAAATCCATTTCGGTTATGTACTGATAACCACCTTTGTTGTAGGTAATACCTACTTGCTTTTTTCTTTTGTGTGCAATCGTTTTTGCACTAACTTCGCCACAAGGTAAGCATAACCTGTAGCCAAGTTCCCATCGTGCTGGAGGTATTCTGTTTCCACACTTACACAACATCTTCAAGATCCCTTACTAACTCTGTAGATTTGATCGTTTCTCCACTAGCTAACACTATGTTCATGTAGCGTGGGTTTTTCTTGATAGGCATGCCGTGCCATTGTTCAATATAAGCGTTTGGCTCATATGTTTCTGGGCGTCGAATACCTACTATTGTACTACCATTCGCTTTCATTCCAATGTGGTAGTGCTTCATTGGATTTCGTTTCCATACTATTTTGTACATATATTCTCCTGTTGTTAAATACAATACTATACTTTCAATACTAAGCTTTTCAGCTTAGAAAGTATACTATTGTACTCAATGGTGAGGGCTACAATTTCCTCGTTAAGCTCATCCAGTTGCTCTAGCATAACTTTTAGATCATCCTCCACTAACTCTAAGTGGTGATTTAGCATATCTATTTCTTCCTGTGTATTAAGTAATTCTTTACTTGGAAATTGTATAATTTTGCCCATATTTAGTACCTTGGTCTGTTGTTAAAAAAGATTAGTATTACTACTAAGATTATTAGGACTGCAATTTCGGTCGCCATGTAATTGTATATCCTCTACGCACTAATTCGTTTCGTGCTTTTATTATTTTCTTCGGTTTAGAACTATAGTCGTTTAGATACTTAATTAGTTCTTCGCTAGGTGTTTGTTTAAGATAGTAGTGCTTGTACTTCTTAATAGGGTTGTCTGTTCTCATCATGCGACCCCTCGCATCCCTTGCGTGAATAACTTCACTTTCTTTCCATTTAGCTGGCATTTGTACCTCCTCTGATACTGTCGTTAGCAAGTACACCAGATACTACACTAACTTTGGTTTTATAATTTTGTTCCGTTGTGTCGATAATGATACTGATTATATCCTCTCTCATGTTCACAGCACTTGCATACTCGTAGTTATAATTATCGCATACATCGAGTATTGCATCTTCAATCCATAGATCTGATACTATTGCGTCTGGATTGCCAAGATTGTTCTCATTCTCTGGATCAAATGCCCACTCATACTGTAAGTCCTCTCGTATATCTTCTACGCTGAAAGATACAAAGATGTGTTGTTTTTGAACATCTACTCTGCCTTCTTTAAGTTCTTTACCTGTAATCATTTTACAATCCTCACAGTTCCTACTACTGACTCTACTTCGTCATTGCGAACTTCTAAGTCAGCAAACCCACCTTTCCAATAGCCTATTGCTTCTCTACGCTTTAGTTCTTTGCGTATCATAGCGCCATCACTACCTTGCTCGCCGATGCGAGAAAGTAAGTCTAAATTGTTCATGTTCATAACTTCTAATAATTGCATTTTCTTCTCCTATGTGTTGTCGCTGTCGTTATATTTCACTCTATGCTTATCATAGCGATCGTACTTTGTTTTGTCTCGC